AGATCACGCGCATCGAGCCCGAGGTGGTACAGAAGCTCCTCGACGACCTGGAGATCGACAAGAAGGAGGCGGCTGCTCGACTCGGGGTCTCCGTGTCGCGCGTCCACGAGCTGACCACGCACAATCGTCCGAACTCGTGGCTCAACGCCGAGCGGTGGGACGACGTACGCGCAAGGCTCGGAGCGTAGGATATGAGTCGTGGCCAGGAGACGCAGGCGACGGAAGGCGAAGCTCGGCTCGGGCGCCCGGTTCAGATCACTGTCGAGGAAGGTCGGGAGCAAGAAGCTCGCGGCGTGGATCGGCAGGAAGAAGTACGGGAAGCGCCGGTTCGCGAGGCTAGCCGCCCGCGGAAGACGGAGGCGTCGCCGCCGCTGAACGCGGTGACGCGGATGCTCGCCCGATCGGCGATCAACGAGATCCGTCGGGCCACCCGACCATGATCGAGATCACCTGCAACGTCTGCGAGGCGAAGTTCCCGCAGGTCATCGACGAAGTTCCTACAGAAGACGGAGGACTCTCGCTGAGCTTCAAGTGCCCCGAGTGTGATACGTTGTATCCTGTGGCCCGCCTGTCGGCTCGGGCTCTCGAGATCAGGGCACAGATACGGGAGACGACCGACAAGGCAGAGGTCGCACGTCTACGACTCGAGCTAAAGGGAGAAGTTAGTGACGAGCGCATCCGTCGCGAGCCCGGTGTGGTCGTGCTTCCGCAAGAAGGCGTACCCGACTGAGGACATCGCCAAGAAAGTCGCTCGACGGATCATGTTCGAGCGTCCGAACGCCAGCGTCCGGGCGTACGCCTGCTTCCGCTGTGGCCAGTACCACGTGGGACACAAGCCTAACGAGTGATGTCCTTCAGGAATCGTGACCCGTTCTTCGTGCAGTCGAGCCCACGAGGCGTCTGGCACGTCGAGTCCACTGAGAACCCGGAGGAGATGCTATGCGGGACGATGATCCCGGTCGGCTCCCCGGAGGCGAAGGTCCAGACGTCGTGGGGTCAGAAGCCGTGCCTGTGGTGCGAGCACGAGCTCGAGCTGCGCTTGCGCGACTTGTCCCGGTCATCGCCGCCGCGACAGATGCGACGGTCGACCTGGGAGAAGCCCTCGACCGAGCGGTCGCTCGTTCCGACGACCTCTACTGGGCCTACTACGTGACTCGACCGTTCACGTGGCAGCGTCACGTGAACTGGTGGGTCACGCGTCGCTGGGTTCAGCCTCACGACGTGAGGAAGTCATGACAGTCTGCGCGCTGGACGGGGTTCCTGTCCAGCAGACACGCATGGGACGTTGGGTCCACCTCGACGAGCTTCCTGAAGACGTCGACTCCCACGAGGTCAGGGCCATGATGAGTCTCGACGACTGGGTGACGGCGAACGTGGTCAAGGACACGCTGGCCGTGGTCGCGGCGGAGATGCTTCAGCATCACAACGCGCTGCACCCGGCGTCGGCCTGCGCGTTCGCTCAGCGGCTCGAAACCGTGCTCCGCTCCTCGAAGGACGTAGGATAGAGGACATGCCGATCCCGCCCAACGACGCGGCCTGGCCGCCGACCAACGTCCGCCCGCTCTACGAGAAGCTCGCCGAGTGGGCGGCCTGGTACTCGGGTGACCCCTCGAGGATCATCGACGTCTACCGCTCGTCGTCCACCGCGAGCGGCGGGACGATCCCGTGGTGGAGGTTCTGGCGACGCGCCTCCCAGGGCGCGGTGGACGGGAGCCAGCGCGCGCTGCTGCACGTCCCGGTCGCGTCCGACCTGGCTGCGGTCAGCGCCGCGCTCCTCTTCGGGGAGCCCCCTCGGTTCAGGATCAAGGAGGCGCACGAGAACGACGACTTCGAGCCCGTGGCCACCAACCCGGAGACTAACGGTCGGAGCAAGTCTGACGGGCCCGCCGAGAAGACCGAGGCGCGGATGCTCGAGGTCATCGCCCGCGGCGGGATGCTCTCGCGCCTGGTCGAGGCGGCCGAGTCTGCGGCCGCGATCGGCGGCGTGTACATCTACCCCGCGTGGGACAAGGACCTGTTCGACTTTCCGATCATGGCCATCGCGCAGGCAGACATGGCGCTCCCCGAGTTCAAGTGGGGCTTCCTGACCGCGGTCACCTTTCACCGCGTCCTCGAGACCAACCAGGACGAGGTGTTTCGCCTGGTCGAGCGCCACGAGGTCGAGGGGACCGGCGACTCGAGGCGAGCGGTCGTCCTGAACGCCGTCTTCAGGGGGACCGAGTCCGGACTGGGACAGCAGGTCGAGCTGTCCGCGTTCGACTACACCAGGAACCTCCAGCCTCGGATCGAGCTCCCGTTCCAGGAGCTCGACGTGCAGTACATCCCGAACATCCGCCCGAACCGACTGTGGCGGGCGACAGGCCACGGGGTCGCGGACATCCAGGGCAGTGAGACGCTCCTCGACGCGGTGGACGAGACCTTCGCGTCGTGGATGCGGGACGTACGGCTCGCCAAGGCCAGGCTCATCGTCCCGCGCGACTACCTCCGCCAGGACCCGGACACGTCGAACCCGAACAGCGCGACGTTCGACATCGACCAGGAGATCTACACGTCGATGGAGATGGAGCCGACTATGAACTCGGACGCGCGCTCCATGATGGCGGCGCAGTTCGAGATCAGGTACCTGGAGCACCGGTCGACTGCGCGGGAGCTTATCGAGCGCGTCGTCTCGAACGCAGGGTACTCGCCCGCGAGCCTGGGCCAACCGGGCGACTCGGCGGGCATGTCGCGAACGGGCGCCGCGCTGCGGGTCAGCGAGCACAAGACGGTTCTGACGCAGCGACGTAAGGCCGCGCACTGGACGCCCGCGCTGTCGATGTTCACGCGACACCTGCTCCTCGTCGACAAGGAGTTCTTCGGGAGCGCGATCATCGACGACGTTCACCCGATGGTCGAGATGTCCGACTCGGTCATCGACCAGCCGCTCGAGCTGGCGCAGACCGCCCTGGCCATGAAGTCCGCGGAGTCCGCCTCGACCGAGACCCGGGTTCGCATTCTCCACAAGGACTGGTCGGACGCAGAGATCGAGGCCGAGGTCAGTCGCATCCACGACGAGATGATGCAGCAGGCCGCGATGGGGGGTACCTTCGGAGGAGGCGGCGCCACCCCGTCGGGGTTCGGCGACCCGGAGAAGTCTTCCGCCGCGACCGGGAACTTCCCGATCACGTCCCAGAAGAAGGGTCGGCAGACGAGCCCGCCGCCGACGCCACCGCCGTACGCTAAGCAGGTGAGATGATGCTGAAGCTCGTCTTCATAGCGCTCGCAGCGGCGGGCGCCGTCGTCGCGCTGGGTCTGGTCCTCGAGGTCGCAGCCGAGCACGAGTTCTCAGTCACCATCGGCCGTGACTGAGGTCGTCGCGGCGCTCGTCGCGTACGGCGACAACCGAACCGTCTCAGACGCGATCAGGACGATCACGCCCTGGGTCGACAGGATCGTCCTGGTGAGCGCTCCGTTCGTCGGACGCCCGCCGCTCGGGCACGCCGACACGACGGTGCGGACTGTGCGTCGCGCCGTCGGGTCGATTCCACTCGACGCGGAGATCGGCGACCGGCCGGTCACGGAGGTCGAGGCCAGGAACCGCGCGATCGAGATGGTCGGGTCGGACAACGCGGCACTGGTCATCGACGCCGACGAGATCCTGCTCGCGGAGAGCACCGCGATAGGACAGACCGCACTCGGTAAGATCGTGGTCGAGGCTCGCCAGAGCTCCCTGTACATGGCGTACGGGATCACGATCTACACGACGGCCGTCCTGTTCAGAGGCGCCGCGCCCGACATCGACCGCCACGAGTACAGGTCGGCCCCGATGGTCGCGTCGTGCGGGGTTCAGCCCCGGCTCTTCAGAGCACGGGATGCGGAGTATCGTCCCAGTGTAAGAGGCGCGCCGGGGCTCTTTATAGCGAACACGGTTCAGCGACCGGGTGCGGTACCGGGCGCGGTCATCGTGAACCACCGGGTCCGCCAGTCGTGGGAGGGCTACCAGGCCGACTACGCGTGGGAGAAGGCGCTCGAGAGATAGCTATCCCACACGTCGCGGACTGACGTTCGTGTATAGTGCCGCCGACGCGCACGCCTGCGGGTCAGTTACCTGTGAAGGGAGCGACGATGGCGGATCCCAAGGAGCCTGCGGACGGCCCGCAGCCCGACCCGAAGCCCGAGGCGACGGGCGAGCCGAAGGGGCAGCCGGAAGAGAAGACCGTCACGCTGAAGCAGTCCGAGCTGGACCAGATGATCCAGGACCGGGCGCTCCGGGAGACGCGGTCCAAGTACTCCGACTACGACGAGCTCAAGGCGAAGGCCGAGAAGCTCGACGCGGCGGAGTCAGAGCGGAAGACAGAGATCGAGCGGGCCACCGAGGCCGCGGCCACAGCGCAGAAGCGAGCCGAGGCAGCGGAGGCCCGGGAGCTCTCCACCAGGCGGGAGACCGCGATCATGGTGGAGGCCTCTAAGCAGGGAGCCGACACCGAGATCGTCCTGGCAGTCCTCGCGAACAGCGAGGACATCATGGTCCAGGACGGGAAGGTGCTCGGGGTCCAGGCGGCGGTCACGCAACTGCTCGAGGACAAGCCGCATCTCAAGATCGGCGGGGCTCCACCGAGGAGCGGCGCCGCGGAGTTCGGCGGGAACGACAGCGGTCCTCTATCCAACCGAATCCGGGACCTCGAGATGAAGGGCGACAAGGACTCCATCAGGGAGGCCAGGACGCTCAAGATACGGCAGATCGCAGAGTCCCAGCAGTAGGGTCCGACCGTAGAGGCGGACCGACAGAACAGGTACACTGATGGCAGGCATCACCGGGATGGGGTTGACCTTCAACCTCCCGAACTTCGTGGGCGATCTGTTCACGATCTCGCCCGAGGATACGCCGCTGCTCAGCGCTATCGGAGGTCTGACGGGTGGCCGCGAGGCTCCTGACAAGACCTTCGAGTGGGAGTTCTACGACCTCCGCGACGCGGACGAGACCCGTCAGGCTCTCGAAGGTGCGAACGCTCCCACCGCCGAGGAGCGCGTTCGGGCGAACGCGAACAACGTCCTCGAGATCCACCACGAGGCTGTGTCCATCAGCTACACCAAGCTCTCCGTCGGGGCGAGCGGCACGTACGGGACGACCGCGCGTGGTACCAGCCCCGTCGCCGACGAGATGGCGTGGCAGATGGAGCAGCAGATCAAGCAGGTCGCGCGTGACGTCGAGCTGACGTTCATCATCGGGGAGTATGACAACCCGGTGAACAACGCGACCCCCCGCAAGACCCGGGGCATCCTCGAGGCGATCGCGACCAACGTGATCGACCTCAACGGTGCCCAGCTCACCGAGGAGGACGTGAACGACCTCTTCCAGCTCGCCTACGACAACGGCGGCCTGCTGGAGGGCGAGACGCGGACCCTGCTCGTGGGCACGGCCATGAAGCGCCAGATCACGAAGGTCTTCCTCACGGACCACGACCTTCAGCCGCTGTCGCGGAACGTCGGAGGCGTCAACCTCCAGACGATCGTGACGGACTTCGGCACGGCGAACGTGATGGTCGACCGGTACATGCCGGTGGACACCGTCGCGGCGCTGTCGCTCGAGGAGCTGGCGCCGCGCTTCCTCAACGTCCCTGGTCGCGGTCACTTCTTCTGGGAGCCCCTGGCGAAGGTCGGCAGCGCCGACAACAGCCAGCTCTACGGGGAGATCGGCCTCGAGTACGGGAACGAGCGGAAGCACGCCAAGATCACCAACGCCGCGACCGCCTTCGGCACCCAGAGCGGTACCTAAGGAGGGACCATGGCAGCCACGAAGTTCCTGGCTCGTGATCTGGTCGCCGAGGTCTCGGACGGATCCCAGTACGTCATCATCGGTGGGCTCAACAGCCTCACGCACTCGCCGTCAACGACGAGGGCGGACATCACCGAGTTCGACAGCAACGGTCACGACGAGCACATCGTCGCGTCGCGCGGAGAGACGTGGACGCTGGCGGGGTTCTCGGTCGAGGACGTTGCCACAGGTGAGCGCGATCCCGGTCAGCTCCTCGTCGAGGAGTTCGGCAGGCTGATCGGCGTCGAGGCCTGGGGGTACTACCGGATCACGAGCCCCGGCGGGAACCAGATCGTGTTCCAGGCTTCAGCGGAGGTCACCCTCGCTGGCGGCGGTCACAACGACGCCGCGCAGTGGCAGGCGGTGCTGACGGTGAACCTGGAGCCGACCTACATCACGGCGGGCAGCGGAAGCTAGTCGCCGCGCAGACCACGCGACGAGGGGGCCGTCCGGGAGTACGGCCTCCTCGTCTTTTGTCTGTGATACATTCCGCCCGTGGTCACCAAGGTCTTCATGCCCGTGTTAGGCCAGGACACCGGCGGTCAGGGGTATCGCATCGTCCAGGCCTTCAAGCAGCTCGACCCGTCGTTCGAGGTCCGGTCGATGGTGTCCAAGAACTCCTTCATCGACTACCCTCGGGACCTGCCCTTCGACATGAAGGTCATGCAGAAGATGTACGACGCGGCGGACGTCATCCACACGCGGAACAACCTCGGCGCGTACCAGCACCTCGATCGCAACCAGGGGAAGCCGATCGTCATCCACCACCAGGGGACCGCGTACCGGACCAAGTCGCACTACCTCCACACGGTCTGCACCGAGGTCGGCGCGATCCAGTGTGTGTCGACGATCGACCTGGAGCTCATCCACGGGCACCCGTGGCTCCCGTCTCCGTTCGAGGTGGACGAGATGACCGCGCTCGGGAAGGAGATCCGAGAGACCAGGACAGACGAGCGGGTCGTCATCACGCACGCGCCGACCAACCGGCACATCAAGGGCACGCGCTACGTGATCCAGGCTGTCGAGCGTCTCAAGATGGAGGGGCTCCCGGTCCATCTCGACCTGATCGAAGGGAGGCCGTGGAGGGAGTGTCTCGAGCGGAAGGCGAAGTCGGACATCTACATCGACCAGTTCGAGCTGGGGTACGGGAACAACGCGATCGAGGCGTGGCTCCTCGGGCTGCCCGTCGTCGCGGGGACACACGACCCGAAAGTGGCTAGGAAGATGGTCGAGCACATCGGCTACCTGCCGTACGTGCACTCGACCGAGCGCGGGCTCGTCGACACGCTCCGGACGCTCGTGAAGTCGAACCTGGCTCGCGAGGAAGCCCAAGCCGTTGGTATAGGATACGTCCGTGAGTTCCATGACGGGAGGCGAACCGTCGCGATTCTCAGGGACCTGTGGCTCTCCGCGAAGCCCACAGTCGGGAGCGGCAAGCTCAGGTACGCCGAGGGTCGAGCAATGCACCCACCGAGGACAGGCGTAATGGCGACGTTCAGAGGAACGAAGTACCCGGCGCTCATGATCCGGCTCGGAGAGCGGCGGTTCAAGTTCGTGGGAGGTCGCCTCGTCGTGGACGACGCGGACGCCCCGATCATCGAGGAGTTCGCGGCGCGACGACCGGAGTACGCGATCGTCCGCGAGAGCGCGGCGCCTTCCGAGCCGGCGTACGAGCCCCCGACCCTGAAGCTCGGAACCGGGGAGGCCGCAGTCGTGATCGACCCCACCCCGGCGGAGTCCGAGGAGGAGCTCGAGGTGGCGTCCGAGGAGGACTACCCGTACGTCGAGGTCTCGGCGAAGGAGCTCCGCGACGAGGCGCGGGCGTGGGACCTGTCGGCGGGCGGGTCGAAGGACAAGCTCTGGGAGCGTCTCGCTGAGGCGTACGCTGACGAGGCGGCGTACCAGGAGGAGGCCGCAGCGTGACGTCGGTCTACGCAGAGTGGACGGATGTCGAGGCGCGCGTCGACTCGACGTACACCAGCCAACTCCCGCAGGACACCGACGACCAGGACCGGCTCCTGACGAAGGCGAGCGAGCTCATCTCCGAGATGACACTCGGACGGGCGGAGTGGGTCTGGGTCAACGACGAGCTTCCGACCGGGGAGTCGACGCTCGACATGAAGAGCGCGGTTACGCGTGCGGTGTGCGACCAGATCGAGTTCTGGTTCGAGGTCGGGGCAGAGCACGACGTCAGCGGGCTGCGCGGATCACTGGTCGGCGGACGCCTCCAGGTCCACCCGGTCTCGGCGACGCTCGCCCCTCGGGCGAAGCGGACGCTGCGCAACGGCGGGATCTACTGGGAGGGGACGGCGATCGGATGAGGGTCCCGCACGAGGCGCTGCGCGAGTCCATCGTGGTCGAGGACTACCGGGGCGCCGGCGCATACGGCGTCGCGTTCGAGGATCCGCGGATCCTGCGTGCCAACGTCCAGCGGACGGAGCGCCTCGAGGTGACGACCCACGGTCGGCAGCTCCTGGCGACGACGCTGGTCATCATCCGCCCCGAGGCGGGGCCCGTGCCGGTCGAGTCCAAGGTCACGTGGAACGGAGACGAGTTCCGGGTGGTCCGCGCCTTCGCGGTGCCCGACACTCGGCGTCCCTCCCACTGGGAGCTGTCGATCGCGCCCTGGCAGTCCTCGGCGTCGGAGATCAGCGGCTCGTGACCAGGTCCCGCGACTTCATGATCCGCCAGGGAAACTCGTACCTCCTGTGGCGCGGCGCCACGATCGAGCGAGGCGTGGACCGCGTGGCGAAGGCGGCCGTCAAGGACTGGGCTGACGCGCTCCTCGAGAAGGCGAACGAGCACGTCCCGTACATGCTCGGGACGCTGGAGGATAGCGGGATCGCGCAGGTCGTCCAGGCGCGCAACCGGGGCGGGCTGTTCTCGTCCGGGCACGAGGCGATCGTGTCGTACGACACGCCGTACGCCGTACACCTCCACGAGCATCCGGAGTACAACTTCCAGGGGAAGGGCGAGGGGAAGTGGCTGGAGACGGCGCTCAGGAAGATGGCGCCGTCGATGGAGCGCGGGCTCGCGCCGAGGTTCATGTACTTCTTCCGGAGCGGTCTGTGATCGTCGATGGGATCGCGATGCTGGTCGGGGACACCGTCGAGGGTGTCGACGGGTTGCTGTTCAGCGAGACGCCGGGCGGGAACGTCTTCGTGGAGCAGCTCCCGGAGGAGCCAGACCGCTGCGTGGCTGTCTACGTCAACGGCGGGTTCGAGGCGGACAGCCTGCTGGACTACGACGAGCCCGCGTTCCAGTTCATCGTCCGCAGCGACCGCGACCCGCGCTGGGGCCTGGCGACCGTCCAGGCGATCTACTCCCTCCTCCACGGGCGGAGGAACGAGGTCCTTCCCGACGGGACCTACCTGGTCTACGCACTGTGCGAGCAGTCGGGGGCGAACCACCTGGCTCCGGACGAACGGGGCCGCCACCAGTACTCGCTGAACTTCCGCAGCGAGATCAAGAACCCCACAGCAGAGAGGCCGGAGACAGGACTATGACGAGAACGGTAGACTTCGACGCGTTCCGCGCCGAGCAGAACAAGGAGTCTGTCCACTTCAAGATCGGTGACAAGATCTACGAGCTCCCGCCGGCGCTCCCGGCCGCGATCGCGGTCGACGTCATCCGCCTGCGCGCCGCGCAGGGCGACGAGGCCGAGGTCCCGCTCGACGTGCTCGAGACGTTCGGCCAGGGCCTGTTCGGCAAGGAGATGTGGGCGCAGCTCCTGGGCGAGCATCGGATCACCATGTCGGAGGTGCCGCGGCTCCTCGAGATGGTGCTAGAGGTGTACACCGAGGACCCAAAAGTCCCGGAGACGGAAGCCCAGACCTCAACGACTCCGGCGTCCGTTTCAGCCTGATCGAGACCTGGCCCTGGCTGGAGGCAGACTTCCAGCGGGAGTACCAGATCAACCTGATGGACGAGCTCCCGACCATGTCGTGGAGGAAGTTTCAGGTCCTGCTGAGGTGCCTCTCGAACGACTCGGCGACGGTCTCGAAGATCAACGCCGGCCAGTACATCGGGGCCAACCGGGAGAAGACGGTGACCGTCACCTCGCCGAAGGCGGCCGAGGCCGCGTTCCAGGCGAAGTTCGCGAAAGCTCCCAAGTCAGAGGTCGGAGCCAGCCCATCGTAGGATAGGGCCATGCGCGTCGGCACCCTCTACGCGGTCCTCCGTCTGGAGACCGGCGCGTTCGACGCGGCCCTCGCCTCGAGCGAGACCAAGATGTCCCGCTTCTTCGGCCTGGTCCGGGCCGGGGCGGTCATCGCGGCGTCGGCTGTAGCGGGCATCGCCGTCGGGAGCGTGGTCGCGGCAGCGACATTCGACAAGCACATGACCGAGGCCCTGGCCATCATGGACGGGGTCACCGACGAGATCCGCAAGGACCTCGAGGACGCGGCTCGCGCGGTCGCCAAGACGACGACGTTCTCCGCGAACGAGGCCGCGGACGCGTACTACTTCCTCGCCGCCGCCGGGTTCACCGCGGCCGAGTCCATCAAGCTCCTCCCGGTCGTCGCGCAGTTCGCCCAGGCCTCCCTGATCGGGATGGAGGAGTCGACGAACCGACTCGCGGGGATCATGACCGCGTTCGGGATGCGGACAGGCGACGCCACCCAGGACATGATCGAGATGACCCGCGCCTCGGACGTCCTGGTCAGGGGCGCGACACTGTCCCTGGCCACCATGGAGGAACTGGCGACAGCCCTGGTCACTGGTACTGCGCAGGCCTTCCGACTGGTGGGTAAGGACATCGAAGAGGCGACCGCCGTCCTCATGGTCTTCGCGGACCAGGGCATCGTCGGCGCGACGGCTGGCACCGCGCTCTCGATCGTCATGCGCGAGCTCCAGACGAAAGCGATCAAGAACGCCGACGCCTTCGCCCAGTTCGGGATCGAGGTGTTCGACGCGTCCGGCGAGATGCGGAACATGGCGGACATCATCGCCGACTTCGAGCGCGCGATGGCCGGCATGACCGACGAGCAGAAGAAGGCCTTCCTCCTGACGCTCGGACTCACCGACAGGTCGAACAAGTTCCTGCTGTCCCTCATCGGGACCAGTGAGGCGATTCGTGAGTACGAGGAGCAGCTCAGGAGCGCGAGCGGGTACACGGACAAGGTCGCGCAGAAGCAGCTCGAGGCGTTCACCGCACAGCTCACGATCATGTGGCACAAGATCGTGGACGTGGG